CTCGCAGCGCTCTCCGGTAAGACTTCTGCCAGGTCATTGCGTACCATCCACCAGCACAGTTCCGGGAGCGTGACTGCGTGCATATCGTCAAAACCCAGATCACGACAAACAACCGATAAAATCCATTTTGTCGTATTCTCCACAGCTATTGATTCCAGCCGTTCCGTAAACTGTTCGCGCAGCAGGTTATCGCAGTGCCAGCACAGTCGGATTGCCCCCGGGGCGTGGCGCATGGTTGTCATCTGTTCACTGTGCCAGTCTGAATGCGGCCACTGACAGCCATTCCCCCGGAGTAGCCAGCTTTCCAGACTATCCAGACCACCAGCACGATAGATAACCGACTCATTACGGAACACATCACGAACAGCAGGATCATCCGCCAGCGGCTGTGATACCGCCGGGACCGCGCCGCAGGCGAAAGATGAATATTGCTCCGGCTCTGGTTCAAGCAGAACACGCCCCTGCATAAACAGGGGCATCAGTTCCGATCCCGGCCTGAACAATACAACGCCCATACGAGGAGCAATTTCAGGGGTCAGTAACGCTCTCACGATCACCTCAATGAACGGTATCGAGCAGCTTCAGCAGCTCAGGGAATTTGGACTCGAAGAAATGCGGCTGCGTCTCGCGAGGGTTTGCCGGGCTGGTGATGTTTTTGCCGAACATGCAGCCTTTCGCCGTCAGCGACCAGAATTTTTTAATGCCGTTAATCGCGGAACGACTGTAACGTTCACGATGTTCAACAACACCCAGCTTCGCTAACTGCTGATACGCCTGATTAGCCGTCATCCGGATACCATGCTGTTTTAACAGCGCGCTCAGTGCCAGCGTCGGGCGGCTTGAACCATCCAGCGCGCCAGCCGGAGCATCAATGGCATATTGTGGCGCCAGGTTAGGTAGTCCCACTGCCTCCTGGAGTTTCTGGCACGCGCCCAGTACCGATGAATTGGACAGGTTTAACTCTTTGCGCATAAAACCCAGCAGAATCACCCCCGCCTGCATCTTATCGGCAGCCATACCAGAAGATGTTTGTGGCGCACTGGTAATCCGATCGAACGTGCGGATCACCTTGAGATGGAAAGATGGGCTGATCCACATTGCATAAGCAAACACCAGTTCTTTGCATACGTATGTACCTTGTTCAGCACCACCGCGAACAGTATTTACTGGAGCGATACCCAAACTTCGGGTATCACTACCGCCCTGAAAAAAGCTAACAGATTGATTTTGTTCCGAGGGTGGAATTCCGCCCTCGGTGAAAAGTTGCTCAATCAGCTCACGGGTTTGCTTATTATCAAGCCAGTACTTCGGACGGTATTTCTGCTCTCCACCCGCAGCCCGGTGCAAATCGTTAAGACAATAGCGCCCATGAACGTCGCGGCGAACTTCGATACCATCAATGACCATTAAATTATTCATGCTTCTTTCTCCATGTTCAGGCGGCTGCACCCGCCCCTGTTTCAAATTTCGTGATCGTGATTTCTACCTTCCCCTTCGGGAAAACTGGTCCCCACTCCACCAGCATTCTCTTTACCTGGATGTCGTCCTCCCAGACTCCTGCGTGAGTCAGTGCGTCGAACAGCGCTTTGTTATAATTGTCCAAATCCCTGATCCGCTTATCTGGCGGATACAGGATGATTTCTACCGCTGCATGGGTTGATGTCGGTTTCGGTAGTCGACGAAGTTGTTCAATGATGGCGGCACACGTTGCGCTCCGAAATTTGCGTCCCGCCACACTTATCAGGCTCTTTCCGGCAAACGGCCCTTTGTTGGGATGACGCCAGTAAGTGTTTACGCTCGGTGGAAATGGCAGGGCCAATTTCATAGCGTTATCCCCTTTCCCTGAAGAAATGTGATGGCCCGTTCTCTGGCGTCAGCTTCATCAGTAACAAGTGCTTTTATCAGTGCTAGAGTTTCTGCGTCATCGTTACATGTGTTGATACAGATACCCCTCGACACACCTCGGGTTATCGTAATCACTCCCTTTTTCTCCAATGCCCTAAGATGGTCTACTGCAGCATTAGGAGAGCTGCATCCCAGCAGCTCTGCCAATTCGGTATTTGTAGGGGGAAAACCATGCTTACGCTGATAATTGATCAAGGTATCCAGAACATGTTGCTGGCGAGTAGTTAAATTCATCATGCTGCTTGCTCCCGCTTGTTAACACATAACTCAGGCAAATTGGCGCGCACCAGTGCCTCAGCAAATGGAGGCGGAACAGCATTACCACAACGAGCAACTTGCTTGTCCTTCGCATAACGATTTCCCCGGAAATCCTGATCAATTACGTACCAGTCCGGAAATCCCTGCGCGCGATACAGCTCATGGGGCTGTAACATACGCATCCCGATATCAACGATTTGGTAGTTGCAACCTTCGACTGTAACCAGTCCAAAGCGATCATTAGTAGTGACTGTTCCCAAAGGCTCCGACAGTGATACTCCGCTTTTCTCGTTCCCGTAGTACTTCATCAGGAAGGCGCGTACTTCACCGAGGTGCATTCCACCAGCAGTGATTGTCGGTACGGGCTGATCCACTTTTAAACCATCTCTGCATGTGCCCCGAAGATGAACAAGATGAGAAGTGACAACCGCATGGTGATCTGTTGTCGTGACCGTATGGGCTGGAGCATCCATTGCTGCTCCGGGGCCGGAATAGTTGCCGCCGAAGTGTTTTGCAAGAAATGCTGTAACAAGTTGTGATTTACCGCCACCACCAGCTGTAATTGTCGCACTCGGTTCATCTGCACAATGACCAACGCTAGCCCCGAACTGACGTGCGATAACCGGTGCAACCAGACAGGCGCGGGACTGCCTCAAAATGGTATGCGCGGGTTTATCAAGTGGGCGCGGCTTAGCCTGGTATTCACTTCCACCATTTCCAGCAATAAATGGCGTTACCAATGCATAACCATGAGTTTTAGTAATGGTCTGCAGTGGTTCGTCCAGTCCCTGTCCACGGAAACAATCATAATTTGAACGATTACTGGTATGGTTACACTTCACGATAAAAGGCGTTGGATTATCTAGAACAAACCGCTGTATCCCTCGAGCTATACGTTTCAGTGTATTGTCAGCAAGCGGCTTCTTACGCCCAAAAATACTTGGACACGGTATTGACCAGTCAATACACTCCGCGGCTGTTCTCCACGGTGCACGCCGACCACTTTGCACTTCCAGTGATTTCGGATCACCGTGAGTAGGTTCTGGCCAGCGAATCTGTTGACCATCGCAACGCATAACCATGAAGAAGCGCTTGCGGATCGTCGGCGCGCCGTAATCACACGCGCGTAGTTCGCGATAATCAACATCATATCCGAGCCCATCCACCAGCTTTTGCGCCTGCTCGCTACCTCTTTCGATAGACAGGAACTCACAAACCTCAGCCAGTGCCGGGTGATCAGCAGGAATGCCAGTGGAAAGCATGCCGACAAATGCATTGAATGTTTCGCCAGTGCGGGCAGGATCCGGACGCATTTCATCTGCCAGCAGCGGTCCCCACGTTTTAAACTCTTCCACGTTCTCCAGCATCATCACACGTGGTCGCTTCGCCAGTGCCCAACGCAGAACAATCCAGGCAAGACCGCGTATCTCTTTTTTCACAGGCTTAGCGCCTTTTGCCTTCGAGAAGTGTCGGCAGTCCGGGCTAAACCACGCCAGGCCGACTGGATTACCTCCGGTGGCGGCTACCGGATCCACGTCAAATACGGATTCACAATAATGCAGTGTGTCCGGGTGGTTCGTCTTGTGCATCGCAATGGCGTTTTCGTCGTGGTTGATCGCAATATCCACGCTGCGCCCGATCGCCAGTTCAATACCCGTTGATGCGCCACCGCCACCAGCAAAGTTATCTACGATAATCTCACGCATGGGTTACCCCCTGCATGCTGCCAACAAGGCCACGGGCAATTGCGATAATTTCGCTGGTGGCCGTCCGCTCCAGCCAGAGTTGATTGATGTTGGCTTTCAGTTTGTTCTGCTGGGCCTCGCTCAATACATCAACGCCTTCCACCTGGTTAAACACCAGGCCAACCTCGAGAGGCCAAATACGCGATTCAACTTCTGGTAATGTCAGCGGCGCAGGTGGCTGTACTGTTTCTGCCTGCTGGGCCTTGCAAGCGGCAAATGTGACCAGCGACATGAACGCCTTCCCTTTTTCTTCCAATTCGGTACGGCTGATGTAGCTGAAATGCTCGCCGCGCCAGGACTTATCGAAGATTGCAATGGCGCCAGCAAAGAAAGCACCAGTGGGTTTCTGCTTATTGTCCGCAGGAACAAACCACACTGGGAGATCGAAACCAATACGACCGCGGATAAACATGATGTGGTCAGCGTCTTCCGGCCACCACGTTTCACTTGTCGCTGCTTTAATGAGGAACACGTAACGCCCACCCTTTTCACGCATCGCCATTGTGTGATCCATGATGTGGGTCATGCCGGTGATCGCCTGCTTCTCGTGGTACTGAGAGCGGCTATAGGGTGGATTACCGAATGCGGCCCCGCCGATTGACTCCAGCATTTCAGCCCAATCTTGTACCAGCGCGTTATCATCGGCGGTGTACCACACAGGGCACTTAGCGTTATCGTCGTCAGCAAAGAGATCCAGCGTTAGGGGACCGAACATCGCATTAATGCCCCAAAAAAGCAGGTCTGGTGTCCGCCACTGATCGCCGACTTCTTTTAGTTCATGTGCTGATTTGTTGCGCAGTTCTGCCAGCGCCTGCCAATATTTATTGCTCATTAAGACCCCACATAATTCCCTGACAGATACCACTCACTACCTGATGCAACATACTTTCTGCTCTTCCGCAAACACCGTTCACGGCGCGCCAGAAAGGCGCTACGTTCCGACGGGATATGACTCTCCCGGAATGCCTCCATCCATACCGTAGCTGCACGACGGAACAACCCTCCCGACTCCAGTGTTTCTGCCTGACGTATCAGATGCATAATCACCTGCGGGTCGTTGGTTCCGACATAACAGCTCCGCACAGGTTTAGTTCCGATATCTGGCTCCTGATCCGGCTGTATGTCTGTCTCAAGAGCAAAATGCCTGCGAGTTTTACCTTCAAAGCGATGAGCAACACGCCCGCACTGGCGTAACTTACTTGCCGACTGCAGGACGCTTTTACGCGGGAAATCTGCAAAAGCATTCGCTATATCGCTGGAAGTACATCCCGGATGTGATTCAATGAATTTCTGAACGTCTCCCATAAGACTCATATCACCCCCTGAACCCTGTCGGGATCTGGCTGTAATCCACATTCCCGTAGCTGGATTTGAACATCGGATCTTCACGGTTTTCGAAACGTCCGCCGATGGGTGCGGACAAACGCAGTGACAATTCATCCCACTTTTCCCGGAGCTTTGAGGGGCTGAGAATGTTACGGCACCAGAACGGATCACGGCTGACCCGGCTGTACATTTCGCAGATCTGTTTGTGGGTACGCCCGTCCTGAGCACACATCAGGCGAATTTCATTTGCCCAGACGGTCCAGTTAGGTTCCTTCGGACGAACCAGCTCGCCGTCACTCTCCGCGGCCTGTTCGTACAGGGCGATGATTTTTTTCCAGATCCACTGAGCACAGGTCAAATCGTCCTGCGTTCCCCACTGACGCTTTTTAGGGCTCAACACAGCGGCATCCGGATGACGGGTTAAAAACTCCTGGTCTGTCATCTGCTGGTCCGGTTGCGAAGCGTCCGGACAAGAAGGGGTTTTATTAACTTGTGGATCTTGTTTTGATTTTACTGACGGATCCCCGCCAGATTCTGACGGGTCAAAACCGCCGTTTTTGCCAGATTTCGACGGGTCAAATTTTGATGGGTCAGATTTTGATGCGTCAGATTCTGATGGGTCAGATTTTGACTGGTCAGGATCTGACAGGTGAGCAAATGCAGCCGCCTGCAGCTTTGCCACATTTAGCTGATAAACATTGGAGGCATTACGGTTTCCCTGACGTCTGGCTTTACGTGATAACCAGCCGTCAGCTTCCAGTTTTGCTATCGCCGTTCTGACTGTACTTACCCCGGCCCCAAGCTGACGAGAAATTGTCTCAATGGATGGCCAGCAGACCCCTTCGTCATTGCTGAAATCAGCCAGGCGAGCCATGATAGCCACACTGGATAATTTCATTCCCGAAGCTGCACAGGCATCCCACACATAGCCTGTTAATTTAGTGCTCATGCAGCACCTCCGAGATGCTTCATGTTTTTGCCGGAACGAAAGGCAATAAGAGGCATGTTGACGCGGTAATTACGCCCAAGAGGCTCACAGACAACCTTCTGACATTCGCGATCGACCAGGCTAATACGCAGAACGTACCCTTCTGGTGTGCTGTACCACTGTCCTGGACGAGGGCAATGAAAACGTTGGCTGGTGAACCGTTTAAAAATATTCCGGATCATTTGCGCCCCCTTACCTCTGAACGGTTCAGTGTCATATTGATAAGGCTCGCAAGCGCCGCAGCGTCATTGATGCGGTCGTACAGGTTTACGGCCAGCGGAGATTCCGCTTTTTCCAGCATGGGATAAAGCTGCTGTAACCAGACTTGATGAATGGATGAAATGTAGGAATAAAGAACGCTGGCATTATGTGCTGCATCGCTCAGCACCGATGGAGTTGAAAGTTGTTTCTCCATCTGGTTAAAGGCATTGATGTATGCCTCTTTGAACTGGGCGGCGCGTTTGCCCGTAAAGCCCATAGCAAGGAAAGCAAAGCCGTCGCGGGTGATGTTGTAGCAGGGAAGTTTGCGGCCAGATGCGTCGGTGTAATCACTCACCGCAAAATTGCGGGCAGTAAACTCAGGAGAGCAATCAAGTGCGCGGATCTTTTTCAGAACATCGTCATGACGTTTGGTGAAGTAGTCGGCAACAGCAAGGGAAGAAGTAACGGCTTGCCCGTTAATAACACTGATTTCAGGTTGAGCGAGAGTTGGGACTGTAGCCATGATGGCCGCCTCCGTATGCAATGGATAACTTCCACCACCGGAAACGCCAATTTCGCTGGTGGTGAACTGAGCAGGGTTGGCGTAACCGGCGCATACGGAAACCGGCGCACCTTTCGGTGCCCCCACCCAGCCCACCATAATTTGGGTATAGCTGAGGTGTAGCAACAAAAAAGACGCTAACGCGCCCATTGTCGCCGTATGCAATTCCAGGACGCCAATCCCGGCACCCGCTTTATGAGGTGCCTGAACAGTGTAACGTCCCGGAATTGCAGAATCAATGTGTTCCTGGCGCTTCACACTCAACA